AAACAACATCAATACTTGTTCCATGATCTGTAATTTTTGATCTGTGTTGGTTGACCATAAATCTACTGCCACACTCAAAGTGTAAGGCGTAGGCATTAATCTTTCCACAGTGTGATTTTTTCCTTGTGTGTTGATATATTCATTATTATTTTCATCATAAGCACGTTCTCTTATGTGTACTTTTGAAATGTACGTTGCATCAGCCAACCTGTTTCTGTCTAATTCTAAATTTGTGATATAAACACCCATTCTTGGAGCACTCATAATCTTGTTTTCAGAATTATCACGAATTATGTGTCCAACCTGCCTTGTGATGTCGCCATACATAACAGGAATAGTACGTAGAGTGCCATCTCCGTCTTTGAACTTAAAATTGCTCATCAATCTTACTATCTGAGTAATATATCTTCTAATTTGACCGTCGTAGAAAAATTGCATTAATCTTTATCCTTTGTTTTTTCTTTTTCGTTAAATTTTTTGCTGATTGGTTCGTAGTATGTTCTTGTTTTTCCCATGTAAGATTTCGTAACTTTCTTTAATCCTTGTGGCTTGGCAGTGTGTGCCATAGGTATTCCTGCAAATCCAAATAATTCTCTTATTTTCATTAATTATCCGCCTGTGGTCGTAATGCTTTTGAAAGACTCTGTCTTTCTTCTTGTCGATTAGTGTAAAATTCCACACTCCATCTGCCATCAAACGGTATCTTTTGTTGGACATCAGATATGACAGGCAATGTGATATAAACTTTGTTGTTAGATGATGTAATCAAGTTCTCATGATCACCAATCACGTAATTTATTTCTCTAGTATCTAATTTTAGCATCAAATAGTTTGCTGTTATAGGATAATTTATTTCTGTTGTAATTGTTGTTGCATCTTTTGATAGTGTAACAATATCTGTGGCAACTTTTCCTGAATATACATAATTGTTATTGTTAATAAATTTAGTTTTCATAGTGCTTCTTGTGTCGGTATTGGTTAATGTCATTCTTAAAGAATCTTCCATTTTTACCCAACGTTGTCCATCAAATCTAAACAATCTGTTTGGCATAAAGTCTGTTCTTAAAAAATAATCTCCTTTTGCCGAACCAGTTGGAAATGAAATACCATGTCCAAAAACTTCTCCGTTAGGTGCTAATCCATCTCCTAACAAATAGCCATCATATCCAGTTCTTTCTGGCGTTTGATTAATTCGGTCAGCCATTTCATTCTGGGTACTTGCATCTAAATCTGTTATATCTGTGGTTACAAGTTCCGGCTTGCCTTCATCATCCACTTGAAGTGTGTACAAATGACTAGTATCATAACCAGACTTAGAAGCATCTGCTTCTGCCTGTTGTACCACTGCATTATTGATCTGCATTTCTTGTTCATATGTTGAAAGAACATCTTTCAAAGTTTTACTACTGCCTTCTTCTGCAGGTAATTTCAAAATGTCTTTGAATTCTTGTGAGTCGTATATTTGTTTCAACTTAACTCTGTAAAGATGTGGCCACCAAGTTTGTGAAAACCCTTCACTTGCTCTGTTGACATCTTCAACAACATAAAATCTTTTTAATGCAACTTGAAAATCATTCAATGCATATTCATCTTTCAAATGTGGTAATTCAAAAACATCACCTGGCATCACTTTTCTGCCCAAAGTTTTAACACTGTATGAAATAGGTATGGTCATAAACAGTGTATCGTTCTGTAAAAATAGTCCAAATTGACTCATGTCAAAGTCAACATCTTGCACGTTGTAGATGCCTCTTAGACGATAGATGTTTTCATCATATTTTCTGTCTCTGTTTTCTAAAAATAAAAGGTCTTGAATGTTAGTTTCTTTTACAGCATCATATCTAGGCTGATCTGCTGTGGCATCTGATTGATCAGGATTCTTAGGACCTAGATATTTGTGTACAAAAACATCTGTTCCACCCACTGTGAACATTTCGTTGATATTCTTGTCTAAAAAAGTGTAATCTGGACCTTTTTCTGGTTTATATAAACTGATTCGTGGCATACATCATATTTATTAATACCTAGATGCTTATAAATATAATAAATGAGTTCAGATTTTAATACACAGAAACAGGAAATATTCGACTACGTATACCGTATGCTGGGCGGTGGCATGATTGATGTAGAGCTGGATCCAGAGCACTACGAAACAGCCATCAAGGACGCATTTGACAGATATCGTCAGAGATCTGATCATTCTGTGGAAGAATCTTATCTTTTCATGCCAACTGTGTTGGATCAAAACACATACACATTGCCAAACGAAGTGATGGAAGTGAGAAAAATTTTTAGAAGATCAATAGGGTCAAGAACTGGTGGCGGAGACGGTGGTACACTGTTTGAACCATTCAACATGGCCTACACAAATTCATATCTTTTAGCCAGCACCAACATGGGCGGACTGGCAACTTACAATGCTTTTGCACAATATCAAGAATTGGTAGGTAGAATGTTTGGTTCGTTTATCGAATTCAAATGGAACAACACCACAAAAGAATTAACACTGCTTCAAAGACCCAGAGCAGAAGAAAATTTATTGTTGTATGCCTACAATTACAGACCAGACACAGAATTGCTTAAAGATTATCTTGCCAACAAATGGATTAAAAGTTACACGCTGGCAATTTCAAAATACATGCTGGGAGAAGCCAGAAGTAAATTTAACACAATAGCAGGTCCACAAGGTGGATCATCTTTGAATGGCGATGCACTGAAACAGGAAGCATCTGCTGAATTGGAAAAACTAGACCAAGAATTGGCACTTCAAGTTCCAGGTGGTGTTGGTTATTCGTTCACAATTGGTTAATTTATACTTGACACTTTCATAAATTTCTAGTATTATTAGGTTATGTCTTTTCAACTAACGCCCATGTTTTCTGTGCCTTTGTACAGAACTAAAATAATTTTGGATCCAATTGTAAAAACTTTTTTACTCAATTTAGAATTTCCTTACGCAAGAGTTGGTCACGATAACACTGATGATCATCTACCAATAAGCGATAGAGGAATGCATATTTTGGACAAGCCACAGTGCAAGACTTTAAAAATACAGATACAAAATAAAATAAATCATTTTGCTAACGAAGTTTTGGGTGTGATAGATGAAATAAAGTTTGATATTACAAGCAGTTGGATCAATAGACACCGAGGAAGTGAATTTATAGAAAAACACAGACATCCAAATTCATTAATAAGTGGTGTATTCTATGTTGATGTAAGCACCGACACAGCACCAATTTATTTTGACAAAAATTACATGTATAACAATCTTTGGGCAGAATCAATTAAAACTCCTTTCAAAGACAACAATAATCAATATAATACTGAAACGTTTGCCATACAACCAAAGACAGGAGATTTGTTGATGTTCCCTTCTCATGTAGAACACACAGTGCCAACAACCACATCTGACAGACATAGATACAGTTTAGCATTCAACACTTTTACAAAAGGAAAAATAGGAACAGGAACAGGGCAGGTTAAGATATCATGATAGTAGGAATTTGCGGATTAATAGGTTCAGGCAAAGACACAATTGCTGATCAACTGGTACAAAATTATTCATTTAAGAAATTATCTTTTGCAGACAAACTAAAAGACAGTGTGGCAAGTATGTTTGATTGGGACAGAGAATTACTGGATGGTAAAACTAAAGAATCAAGGGATTGGCGTGAGCAAGAAGACAAGTTCTGGAGTAAAGAGACGGGCCAATCGATTACTCCAAGATTTGTGCTACAAAAATTTGGCACAGAATGTATGAGAGAAGGTTTTTATGATGGTATCTGGGTGAGCTTAACTAAGAAAAAGATCCTGGACAATCCTGACGTTAAATGGGTTATTCCAGATGTGCGGTTCGAAAACGAAGCAAAAATGATTAAAGAAATTGGCGGTGAAGTATGGTGGGTAAAAAGAGGTCAATTACCTATGTGGTTTAGAATGTATCAAGACATAGGACAAACACCCAAAGACATTCATCCATCAGAATGGGCATGGGCCAATGTAAGTTTCAACAAAGTTTTTGAAAATAACAGCACAATAGATGCTCTTAGAAATCAGGTACAAGGTCACCTTGCTTCCAAATTACCCCTTCAAGATGCAATATCCTTTGACAGTTAGCACACACTGTTTTTAAATTTTTAAACGAGCAATTATTAAGATTTCCATCAATATGATATACATTAAATTGTTCAATGTGTTTACTGGTGTGTCCGCATTTATCACAATTTTTTTTAGTTCTGTATCCTGCTAACCACCATTTTGGCCACCCTTTAGCACCTGCTTTTTGTTTAGTACACACACCACATTTTTGTCTGTAGAAAACTTTTCCTGCTTTATGATAATTAATAGCACAAGGCTTTTGTTTACAAACAATACAAAGTGGTCTCATATACACTATTTACCTAGCCTTTTTGAGACCTTTTAAAAGCACTAAAGAGCCTGTGATTTAGGTTTTCTTTATAAATACACAAGACAAAGAAATTAGGAGATTTTAAAATGGCATTAGTTTCACCAGGAGTACAAGTTAGCGTAATAGACGAAAGTTTCTACACGCCAGCAGAACCGGGCACAGTCCCAATGATATTTGTTGCTTCGGCACAAGACAAAACAAACAGTTCCGGCACAGGAACAGCACAAGGTACAACAGCCGCTAACGCAGGCAAAGTGTACTTGATGACTTCACAAAGAGAATTAGCAGAAACATTTGGTGATCCTACTTTTTACACAGATAACAACAACAATCCATTGCATGGTAACGAATTAAACGAATATGGTTTACAAGCGGCTTACTCATATTTAGGTATAGCCAACAGAGCATATGTTGTTAGAGCAGATGTTGACCTAGGAGAATTACAAGCCTCATCAACAGTTCCAAGTGCTAATCCACCAGCAGGTACATACTGGTTAGACACATCAATCACTTCTTGGGGAGTTTTAGAATGGAACGGACAAGGCAAAACAAACGGTGGACAAATTTTTACATCGAAAACACCTTTAGTAATCACAAGTTCAACTGATATTTCCAACAACAAGCCTAAAGGCAGTATTGGCCAAATTGGTGATTATGCCATTGACGCCACAACAACATCAAACGAATTATTCTATAAAGATTCGGATGGTACATGGCAGTTGGTTGGTTCGACAGCATGGACAGGATCAGTTGCAACAGCAGTTGGTACAGTTGCTAATCCAACAACATCTGGCTTAACAATGGACATTAATGGCTCAACAGCAACTGGCGGTTTAGATCTTAATGCCACAGTGGTTGCAATTAATGGATTAGGCATTGCAGGAGTCACTGCAAAAAATATAAACAATTTTTTAGTGCTTTACAATGATGGCAGTTCAACTGATGGAATCACAATTGTAGAGGGCAGTGGACTTGCGGCGGCAGTTGGTTTAGGCACTGTGAAATACAATATACCTAAAGTTTCAACCGGCCCACACACATCAGTTCCTCAATGGAAAGGTGTGCAAGGCACAGATGCTTCAGCACAACACAGTGGTTCAGTTTGGATCAAAACAACAGAACCAAATGCGGGTGCAAGAATTAGAGTTAAAAAATTCAATGGCGCTACAAACTTGTGGGAAGAAATTTCTGCACCAGTTTATGCAAAATCAGACACTGAATCAGGTGCAACATTGGCATTATACGGATTAGACAGAGCAGGCGGTGGAATAAATCTTGCTGTTGGTGATTTGTATGTAAATGCATCAAATGGTACAGATCAAGCAGACTACAAAATTTTCAGAAGAGAAAATTCAGGCTCATCAAAAGCAACAGGTGGTATTATTGGGGCAAGTGGTGTTGCCGCTTCAACTTACAGTATTTCAGTAACACAAACTGAAAAAGGAAAAAACACAACCACAACTGCAACTGTTTCAATCACAACAACAGGTGCTAATACTGATGCAGATGCAATTGCTGATGCAATTAATTCCCAAGGGCTTTTAACAAAAATTAAAGCAACTGTTGATAGTTTAAACAGAGTGGTAATTGAACACACAGAAGGTGGAGATATCAACATTACTGACACCAATGGCATTATGCCATTAGCAGGTTTCAGTACTACCTCAACTGCTAACTTCTATTTTGAAGCAGGCACAGACGGTGCTACAGATCCATCACAGTACACAATTTCGAACTGGAAAGTTTTATCATACACAGCCAGCGATAATGCAGTGACTTCATTGGCATCAGATGGACAAATGTGGTACTCATCAACAATTGATGAAGTGGACATTATGGCTCATGATGGTTCAACTTGGGTGGGTTATAAAACTGCTTATCCATCAACAGATGCATTAGGACCAACAGTTTCAGCAACTGCACCAGACACACAACAAGATGGTACAAGTGCTTTGGTTGATAATGACATTTGGATTTCTACAGCAGATTTAGAAAACTATCCTAAGATTTACAAGTATGACACAACTATTCAAGGTCCAGTGGACACAAGATGGGTAGCAGTGGACACAACTGACCAAACAACTGAAGAAGGTATTTTATTTGCAGACGCAAGATACGGAACTTCAGGTGCAACAGGTGGCACAGAAGCAACCATCGAAGCATTACTTACAAGCCCTTACTTAGACCCAGACGCTCCAGATCCAGCACTATACCCACAAGGTATGTTGTTGTGGAACTTGAGACGTTCAGGTTTTAATGTTAGAAAATTTGTTAGAAACTACATTGACACAACTGCTGACAACAAGAGAGCAAACGATGAAGCAATGACTTTATACTATCCACACAGATGGGTAACTGAATCAGGCAACCAAGCAGACGGTTCAGGTTCGTTTGGAAGAAAAGCTCAACGTAAAGTTGTGGTACAAGCATTACAAGCCACTCTAAATTCTAATCAAGAAATCAGAGATGATGAATCTAGATTATTCAACGTGATGGCAACACCGGGTTATGCAGAACTGATTGGTGAAATGGTTTCATTAAATTACGACAGAGGATTAAGTGCTTTTGTGGTAGGTGATACTCCATTTAGATTAACACCAGATGCAACAACAATTGGTGATTATGTAAACAATGTTAACCTTGCATTAGAAGACAATGACTTAGGTTTAGTTACTAGTGACGAATATTTGGGTGTATTTTATCCATCAGGATTCACAAGTGACAACTTTGGAAACAATGTTGTTGTTCCACCAAGTCACATGATGTTGAGAACAATTGCTTTAAGTGATCAAGTTTCTTTCCCATGGTTTGCTCCAGCAGGAACAAGAAGAGGTGGAATCACAAATGCAACGTCAACAGGTTACGTAAACAGCGAAGGCGAGTTTGTGGCAGTATCTTTAAACGAAGGTCAAAGAGACACACTTTATGCTGGTAATGTAAACCCAATCACGTTCATAACAGGTGCTGGTTTAGTCAACTACGGACAAAAAACTAGAGCGGCGGCGGCAAGTTCATTAGATAGAATCAATGTTGCAAGACTTGTGATTTACCTAAGAAGTCAGTTAAACAAATTGGCGAGACCTTATGTTTTTGAACCAAATGATAAAACTACTAGAGATGAAATTAAAGCTCAAGCAGAAAGTTTAATGTTAGAATTGGTTGGTAACAGAGCAGTTTATGACTTCCTAGTTGTGTGTGACGAAACAAACAACACACCTGCTAGAATAGACAGAAATGAATTGTATTTAGATATTGCAATTGAGCCAGTCAAAGCAGTGGAATTCATTTATGTTCCATTAAGACTTAAAAACACTGGTGAAATATCAGGGTTATAATAGGATAAATAATTAGGAGAACGAAAAATGAGTATTTCTACACTATCAAAAATCACAGTACCTTTAGATAGCAATCAATCTGCATCTAATCAAGGTCTGTTGATGCCTAAATTACAATACCGTTTTAGAGTGTCATTAGAAAACTTTGGAGTTTCTACTCCAACAACTGAGTTAACAAAACAAGTGCAAGATGTAACAAGACCTAATCTATCATTTGAAAACACAACAATTGACGTTTACAACAGTAAAGTTTACCTAGCGGGTAAACACACATGGGAACCAATCACACTTACATTAAGAGAAGACGTAAACAACAACGTACAAAAACTTGTTGGTGAACAGTTACAAAAACAATTTGATTTCTTTGAACAATCAGCGGCGGCTTCAGGTGCTGACTACAAATTTGTTACTAGAATTGAAATCACTGATGGTGCTAATGGTGCCAACACAGTGGGAATTTTGGAAACATTTGAATTGTACGGTTGCTATGTTGAATCAGCAAACTACAACACATTGGCTTACAATTCAAGTGAGCCAGTAACGGTTACATTGGCAATTAGATATGACAATGCAATCCAAACACCTCAAGGTACGGGAGTAGGTACAGCAGTTGGTAGAACAGTGAATACACTAATTACCGGCGGCGGTGCGTAATTTTCGTAAGCATTTATAAATTTAGAAAGGGGGCTAAGGCCCCTTTTTTATTCTGTGATCCACCATTTTTACAATACATAAATACAGTATATGGCAAATATTCTTACACCATTTTTAGATAACTTAAAAAGCGGAGTCCTAGAACCAAAAGGAAATCTAGGCGATTTTGCTCATGCGGCTAGATTGTATGTGGATGATAGTTTTAGATTAGCACCTAAATCAAAATTTTTATATCATTGTGTATTCAATATCAATCAAAACGTACTGGACAGAATGATAGCAAACTCTCCATCACACCCTAATGGGTCTAGTATTTTTAAAACTTTGAGTAATTTTAAAAACAAACATCAAAATGAATTAAACATGTTGGTTAAAAATGTTGACTTACCTAAATACTCAATAGAAACAGTGGTTGCCCAACAATACAACAAAAAAAGAAAATTACACACAAAAATTTCATATGATCCAATAACTATGGTGTTCCATGATGACAACTACGGTGTGTCCACAGCACTATGGGAAATGTATTATAGATATTATTTTAGAGATGGATGGTATGGACAAGATGAATCGGCCAAAAGATCACCAGAAGCATTTTTAAATACTTCAGGCAGTGTCGACTCACAAGCATCACCATTCAGTAGATCATTAGCCTATAACAGTCCTTTTGATTTTAGAAAATTTAGATTTGGTTTGGACAATGATACACACGAAGCATTTTTCGATAGCATTCAAATCTTTCAAATGAGCAGAAAACGATACACCATGTTTCATTTGGTTAATCCAATCATCACGCAATGGCAACACGATACTCTGAACAATGAAAGCAGTGAGCCTGTGGCCAACAACATGGTGATAGAATATGAATCTGTTTTTTATGGCAGAGGTGCTGTGTCGGAAGGCACACCTAAAGGATTTGCGGAACAACACTATGATCAAACACCATCTCCTAATTCATTAGCAGGTGGAGGAACAACCAGTTTGCTGGGAACAGGCGGTGTGGGCAGTTTTATCGGCAGTTTCTTTGGAGGACAAGGAGGACCTAACACAGATATATCTGGTGGAGAAACTGGCAGAAGCGGATTTAATCTTGGGACAATATTAAGAGGAGCAAACGCCATTAAAAATGCAAAGAACTTATCTAAAGCAGGTTTGGCACAAGAAGGTTTCAACATTCTAAAAGGTGCCGTGGGAAGAATTGGTGGAACTGCAGATTCAAGT